CAAGCGAATTGAAAGCTTCGTAAACCCGCTCCACATCATTATAGCCATATTTCCTCGCTAATGACAATGCCTCAGACGCCTTGTACGTCTTGCCGTCGATAAACGTGAACAATGGCTCTCCGTCCTTCACTTTATCTAGTGCGACCAAATAGTACGGGCCGAACTTGATATGTTTTATTCTTTTGTTATGTTTTCTAAGGTTGAAACTAACCATACATTCCAGCGAGTAAATAGAACATAGCAAATAACGCGGCGCATCCTAACAGCATGCCGCCAATGCCTATCCAACTTATTTTGCTAAATAGTAGCGCATTGCGCTCGGGATCGAGGTAAATCTGATCTTGCTCGATCCTTCCAGTATAGAACAATTGCTCAAGTTTTTGTTTGTTGACGTCTGACGGTAAGTCAGCACCAGCCTCCCAGTTGCCAATTGTTCGACGGCTAACGCCCATCATCACAGCCAGCTGTTGTTGGCTAAGTTTAAGTTTTATTCTGTGCGACCGAATGTTTTCAGCCGATCTCATTTTTTTAGTCAGATTCTGTTCCGCCATATTTAATCTCCATTCCCTCTTCAAAATCCTGCAATTGTGACTTAGCATCCTCAAAGCCTTTGGCGATAATAACACTTTGGTTTATAGAATGTAAATAATTGTGCCAATCCCTCTGTGATTGTGACACAGATCCGCCTTTAATCTTTTTCATCTCGATCCATAAGAGCCAAGCGGGTATAAAAAGATCTGGGACGCCTGGGACTACGCCCTCCGCCTTCAGTCGTGCGGCCGTGACTATATTTCTTTGCCCGCCGTTTGGTATTGCGATTATCCGTATATAAGGATAAGTTTTTCTGAACCAACTAACAAACTCTCGTTGCTCAACGTGTTCTGTCCTACCATTCTCTGCCTGTGACTTTGTAGAACTTGCCCTCTTTCTTGTAGGATATCTCATTTGGCCTCATTCCTCCATTCATAACTTGGCATATTTCATCAATGTCTGAAACAAAAAAATTCTTGACTCCGGCCTTGCTCGCTATTTCGGCCAATATCATTCGCGCTTTTTGGCCGGCGAATCCATCGTGGGTGATTGGAAAATATTCTGATATGTTCGGATCGCTCAATAACTTAGAATAGTATTGAACCTTGATCATGTCTTTGCCACTAGCCTTGGAAATATGCTTTGACCAATACCAACTATGCACTCCGAACACACTGCCTTTTTTGCCCATTATGTCCACATCGTGCAGGCGCATTAGTTTTTCTTTTGGCTTTGGAAACTCGTATTCGCAGTCTGGGCAAATTTTTATGGCTGGCGCTAAAAGACTTGCGCACTCTGGGCACACCTTCACGGGAGCCTCACCAGTTCCTTGTCCTGCCCTGTTAGGCGGCTGAACATTAGTGATCGGCCCGTGCATTTGCACGATGCCGGCAAAGTCTAGAACTAAACAGTGATCCGTATGGCTTTTGACTCTCATGCCGCGCCCAGCCATCTGCACATACAGTCCAGCGCTCATCGTGGGCCTCAGCATGGCGATCAAGTCGATGTCTGGATAGTCGAAGCCAGTGGTGAGCACATTGGCGTTTGTGAGCGCCCTAATTCGCCCAGACTTGAATTCGTCAATGATGCGTTCCCGCTCTTTCTTTGGCGTCTCTCCGGTGATGCACTCAGCGACAACGCCATGCTCGATCAGTAAGTCTTTGATCGCCATAGCGTGCTCTACGCCAGCGCAAAAAAACAACCATGCCTTTCGGTCGCCGGCTAACCTGATGACCTCTCGAACAACGCCGTCGTTCTTATGTGACTTGTTCACGGCGGCCTGTAGTTCTTTCTCAATGTATTCGCCGCCACGTTTATGAACGCCTTTGACGCTGAGTTTTGTATCCGTCAGTTTTGATTTCAATGGCGCGAGATATCCGTCAGCGATCAACGCCTCGATGCTGGTCGGCTCGATGATATCGTCAAAGATTCCTGGCTTATCTGTAATCATGCCGTGGCCGAGTCGGTACGGCGTCGCCGTAAGGCCAATCACACGCATCGCCGGATTGATGATCTTAAGCGCATCGATCAATTTGCGGTAACTGGTGTCAGTATTTGTTGATATCAAATGCGCCTCGTCGACGATCATCAAGTCAATATGACCTATTTCGTGGGCCTTTTTCCTGATAGACTGTATTCCAGCGAACGTGATTTGCTGATGGGCCTCTTTACGCCCGATTCCTGCTGAGTAAATGCCCAATGGCGCTTTAGGCCAATGAAGTAACATTTTTTCAGCGTTCTGCTCGATCAGTTCCTTAACGTGCGTAACCATGAGAACGCGAGTCTCAGGCCAGTTATCTATGGCGTCTTTACATATGGCGGCTACTACATGAGATTTTCCGCTACCAGTAGGCAATACAATGCAAGGATTGCCGTATTTGTTAGAGCGGAACCATTCATATAAGTAATCAATTGCTAATTTCTGGTACTTGCGGAGCATTTAAAGGCCACACATTCCTTCGCACTCTTCATCAAACATGTCCATTTGATTGTCTACTTTCTCTTTAAACTCAACTTCATCAAGAGGTTGGCATGATCTATGCAGATACACTTTGTTTTTTAATTTACCTAATCCGATTCTAATTTTTTTGTCGAACCAAACGGCCTCTTCAAATTCCATTGGTCGTTCTCTTTTCATGGTGGCCCATGTTGTGTCATCATGATATGGGCAACAAATACACGCAGACTGTTGTGGCAACGGATAATTATTTTTGCTCATCCAAATTAAGCATTGTTGTCTGTTCATATTCATTTCTATCAATGGATGCCTGTTTTCAATATATTTATCTCTATTAGGCTTCATTCTTTGTATTTCATCTGTGGATATCCCAATCCACTGTTCTACATATTTATCTTTTGGAAATCTTTTTCCAAAACCAACACCACATAAATCTCTAATTTTTTTTCTTATTGGAAGAATCTTGTAGTCAGCGGTGCAATACCTACGCAACATTCCTTTTTCGCCGGTGTCAGAATCTTGAATAAAGAATGGTGGGCCTGGATATCTTTCCTTATTGTCAATGGCCTTAACCATGTCGTCTTTTATGTTCCCGTTATCAACAATATGTATCGGGAACGGAAGTTCTTTTTTTAAAAATTCTAAATATTCATATATGTGGTCTGGCTCATAGCCGGTATCCGCAAATATAGCGCAGTCAGGCATTGGTAATTCACCTTTGGCGGCCATCAAAGCCATAGTAGAGCTTTGGACTCCAACTCCAAGACTAACCACGGTCATTATCTTTTCTCTATCTTCCATGACTAATCCTCGATCTCTATTTGATCTATTCTTTCCAGTTCATCAGCCACCAACTTTGCATAGCCACCAATATCGTGCCATGTGTCATGCAAATAGAAGTTACCGCCAGACAATAAGCGCGACATTTTGTTACAGATCATGTCGAGCGACTCTTTCATAATCGGGGGCATGAACTTGTAGTTTGGCGATTCCTTAACAATCTTTTTTAACATCTGGCTTATCTTGGCCACTTCAGTATATTTGCCGTAATGCCCGTGACGCTCTGCGAGTGTTGCTTCAATAGTTTTGATAGTCATCCTGTTGCCTCTCTTTCCATTATTGCCATTCCAATTAGTTCTGGGATTTGTGGCACTACTGCGTTTCCGAGTTGCTTAAGTCTGTCCATTCTGCCGGAAATCCCATTAGCCACTCGACCCACGTTGGGTTCAACTGCCCATTGGTCTTCGATTTGTTGTCCGTATGCTGTACTGCTACGTCCAAGGTATCCCAACTCACTTTCCCGTTTCTGATACGCCCACCTATATAACCACCCTTGTGGTCTCTCGTCGATGGTGTAGGCCACATCCGTTTGATTTCTTTTATCGTAGGCCAAAATCCAAATTCTATCCCTGCGGTGAGGTGCGCCAACGGTTGATGCGGGTATACAATGCCATTCCGCATCGTACCCGATCTCAGAGATTTCCCTGAGCACTTGATCCAGTCCTCTAGATCGAAGGGCGCTAACGTTTTCGATGATCGCATACTTGGGCTTGATTTCTTTGATGAGCCTGTGGAATTCTGACCAAAGTCCAGATCGTCTCCCAGCAAGTCCTTCTCCCGATCCTGCAACGCTGATGTCTTGGCACGGGAATCCTCCACAAATAACGTCAACTTTTTGTCCAATGTCTTCTCCATTCAAGTTTGATACATCATCGAATATAGGAACGTTAGGCCAATGCTTTTTTAGTACGGCTTGGCATTTTTTATTTACTTCACAGAATGCAACAGTCTCAAATCCAGCACGTTCTAAACCAAGACTAAATCCACCTATTCCTGAGAATAGATCTAAGACTTTCATCCTGTTATCTTGCCTCCAAATTGAAATCTAATATCCATAACATCTGGATCTGGATTCACGCACGCATCCAAATTGCTCACCAACTCGATACTTGCGAACGTATTTGCATCGCCTTCGCCATTACGAATAAACTTGCCTTTGATCTCGTACACGGCTTCTTTCGGATCATCGCTGTCTAGTCTCGTCCACGGAACGACATCTTTGTGCAATACATGCGACTCACATCCTTTACGCTGAAAATCCTCTGGTATGCCCTCAGCATCAAAGCGAGCGCAGTTCCATGTGCCGTTCGGTTGTGGTCTGGCATGATCGCAAGTTCTACAGTTAATCTGCTTGGTGGGCTCTTTATCGTGACAGATATGCTTGGCTGGGCATTGCTTGCAGACGAACCAACTTGGATCGTCAGATATCTTTGGTGGCGCCTCGTGCGACAACGTAATGTGCTCGCCCTTCCTTAGCAATCGTTCAGCGAACTGCTCATCGAAATCAACGATTTCTGTATACATCTCGTCATTATCTTTGCAGACAGCAACGTACAGCGCTTTATGGATCTTTTTGCCAAGCATATACAACTGCATTTGCGCATAGTGTTGTGGCTTTGTTTCTTGCACGCCTTTACGGGCAACGGCGTCGAACGATCTCTTGTTGTGCGTCTTGAACTCAGCAATAAACTTCTCATCCTCGTGACCTGGGACGCCTCGATAGATCACTCCATCAATCGATCCGCTAACGTGACTGCCAAAATCTACTCGCGATTGATTGTCGCCAACCTCGCGAATATCAATATTAATTTTGCGTAGATCAGAAACAATGATTC